GGCAGCATGAGCGTGTTAAATCGGTAGTCTGAACATTTTCAAAGGGTTGACAGGTTGACGGATATTCCCGGCAACCTGCCGGCGGTTGTCACACAGGCCGAATTCGCCCGCATCCGCGGCGTCACGCGGCAGGCGATCAGCAAGATGGTGCGGGCCGGCACGCTCGCCGGCGACGCGGTCACCGATGATGGCCGAATCGATGTCGCCGCCGCGACGCTGCAACTCGGCCCGCCCCCCGACCGCCCCCGCCGCACCCGCGACCGCCCGGACAAATCGTCGGACGATCCCGCCTACGCCGAGTCCCGCGCCCGCCGCGAGGCCGCCAACGCCGAGCTCGCCGAGATCGAGCTGGCCGAGGCCCGCGGCGAGCTGATCGACAAGACCGCCGCCGCCCACGCGCTGGAGCACCAGGTCCGCCGCCTGCGCGACCGCATCCTGATCGTCGCGATCGACGCTGCCCCGTCGCTGGCCCGCGCCGCCGACGAAACCGCCTGCGAATCCATCCTCCGCCTGGCCCTGGAGCAGGCCCTCCAGGACACCGCCGATCATGCCGCTGACCCAGACAGCCCCGCCCCCGCCGATACCGCCTGACACCGCCGCCTTCGTTGCCGCCATCTTCGCCCGCGCCATCGCCCCCGACCCCCGCCGCACGGTCTCCGAATGGGCCGAGACGCACCGGGTGCTGGAGCCGGAAGCCCCCTATCCCGGCCCCTGGCGCAACGCCCGCACGCCCTACCTGGTCGAGCCGCAGGACGCTTGCTCACTCAGCCATCCCGCCACCTGGGTCACCTTCGTCAGCAGCGCCCAGACGGCAAAGACGCAAATGGTGCTCAACCTGCTCGGCCAGATCGCCACCGAGACGCCCGCCACCGTCCTCGCCGTCCTGCCCACCATCGAGGAGTCGATGGCCTGGACCCGCGACAAGCTCGAACCGCTGATCGCCCACACGCCTGCCGTCCGCGCCCGCGTCCGCGACATCAAGTCCCGCAGCAGCGAGGGCAGCACCACCCGCCGCAAGACCTTCCCCGGCGGCCTGATCGAACTGACCGGCGCCAACAGCAGCAAGGGCTTGCAATCCCGCACCCGTCGCGTGGTTGTCTTCGATGAGATCAGCGAGTTTCCGTTCGATGTCGATCATCGCGGCGACCCGGTCACCATGGCCGAGGCCCGCACCACCGCCTGGACCAGGCGCGGCCGCAAGATCGTCGCCGTCTCCACCCCCGGCCTCAAGGGCCAGTGCCGCATCACCACGCGCTGGGAGGAGAGCAGCCGCGGCCGCTACCACGTCGCCTGCCCGCACTGCGACGCCCGCCAGCCGCTGGAATTCCCGAATCTCCGCTGGACCGAGGGCCAGCCCGAGACCGCCGCCTACCACTGCACCAGCTGCGGCGCCGCCATCGAGCACGCCGAAAAGGAGGCCATGCTCGCCGCCGGCGCCTGGGTCCACGAGCACCCGGAGCGCCTGACCACCCACGCCGGCTACCGCCTCAACGCACTCTACAGCCCGTTCGTCACCTGGGCATGGATCGCGGCCGAATACGAGAAGGCTCGCAACGATCCACTGCTGGACAAGGTCTTTACCCAGCAGGTGCTCGGCGAAGCCTACGAGCAGCGCAACGCCACCTTGTCGCACCAGATGCTCTGGCAGCGCCGCACCCCCTGGCCGAAGGGCACCATCCCGCCCGGCATCCTCTGGCTGGAGGGCGCCACCGACGTGCAGGGCGACCGCCTGGAATGGGCGGTCTACGGCTTCGATCGCGACTACGGCCAGTGGTGGCTCGACGGCGGCATCCTGGTCGGCGACCCCGCGCACGATCCGGTCTGGCACGAGCACGACGAGCTGCTCACCCGCTCCTGGCGCGACGCCTGGGGCCGCGACTGGCGACCGGAAAGCTGGGGCATCGACTCCGGCTACCTGTCGCAGCGCGTTTACGCTTACGCCCGCCGCCACGCCAGCCGCCGCGAACCCCGCGTGATGGCGCTCGACGGCCGCCCCGGCTGGGGCCTGCCGCCGATCGGCACCGCGAAACCAGCAGACGTAGACTATAACGGCGTCAAGATCGGCTCGGTCCTGCTCTACCCGGTCGGCACCTGGGACGTGAAATCCGAGGTCGCCGCCGCCCTCGGCCTGACCGAACAGGGGCCGGACGAGGCCGGCACCTGGCCGCGCGCCTGCTTCCGCTTTCCCGACCGGCTCGATCTGGGATTTTTCGAGCAGTTGACTGCGGAATCCTGCCTCACCCGCAAGAGCCGCACCGGCTACGAAATCCGCGAGTGGATCAAAATCCGCGCCCGCAACGAACAATTCGACCTCGCCGTCTATACCCGCGCCCTCGCCCGGCGGGACACCAGCTTCTTCGGCGCCCGCGAATGGGACCGCCTGATGACCCGCCGCGGCGCCCCCGGCGCCGACCTGGTCACCCTGATGACCAGCCCCATCGCCGCCGACGCCACCCGTCCCACGCCCACCACGCCCGCACCGCCGCCCATCCCGCCCGCCGCCGCCCTGCCACCTCGCCGCCGCAACGTGTTCCGCCCGTTCGGCGGCGGCGGCATCGTCCCGCGCCCGCTCAACTTCTGAGGCCCAGTATGGCGTTTTCGCAAACCGACATCGACGCGATCAAGGCCGCGCTGGCCGCGAACGCGGCGCAGGGTGGCGCCCAGATCGTGCGATTCGCCGACGGCCGGCAGGTGCAATACCGCAGCGTCGCCGAGATGCGCGAGATACTCGCCCTCGCGCAGGCCGATGTCGCCGCCAGCGCCGCAACCCCGCCGGCGCGCATGCGCCGCGTCGTATTCGTGCGCGACTGATGCCCCGCCCGGTCATCCCACCGCTCGGCCTGATCGAGCGCATGCTGATGCCGATCGCGCCGCGCCTGGTGCTGGCGCGCTCCCGCGCCCGCGTCGCGGCCGGCATGCTGCGGGGCTATGACGGCGCATCCAAAACCCGCCGCACCGCCGGCTGGAAGAGCGCCCGCCCCGCCGGCCCGGTCACCGAGGTCCGCGCCGCCCGCGCCACCCTGCGCGACCGCTCGCGCGACCTCGCGCGCAACAACTCGCTGGGCAAGCGCGCGATCGACCTCACCGTCGCGCACCAGATCGGCACCGGTATCCGCCCGCGCCCGAACAGCGGCAGCAAGGCCCTCGACCGCAAGATCATGGCGCTGTGGGACGCCTGGGGCGCCGAGTGCGACGCCGCCGGCCAGATGGACATCTACGGCCTCCAGGCCCTGGCCGCCCGCACCCGCGCCGAGTCCGGCGAGGTCCTGGTGCTGCAAAGCGCCGGCGAGGCCGCCGGCATCCCGCTGCGCCTCCAGCTGCTGGAGCCGGACTGGCTCTACGACGACGTGCTCCAGCGCGCCGGCGCCGCCAGCCTGCCCGCCGGTGTCGCCGACCTCGCCGAGGGCATCGAGTTCGACGCCGCCGGCCGCCGCGTCGCCTATCGCCTGTGGGAGCGCAACCCCAACGAGGATGGAGCTTTCGGCTCGCTGCGCCACGGCTTCCGCCGGGTGCCGGCGGCCGACCTGATCCACCTGTACCGCATCGATCGCCCCGGCCAGCTGCGCGGCGTGCCCGACATCGCCAGCGCCATCATGCGAATGCGCGATCTCGACGACTACCACGATGCCGCCCTGATGCTGGCAAAAGTGCAGTCGGTGCTGGGCGTGTTCATCACCCAGGCCGGCGGCCCCGCCGGCGGCCCGGTCGGCCAGGAGAGCGCCGACCCCGACGGCGAGCGGCTCGACATGCTGTCGAGCGGCATGATCGGCTACCTCCAGCCCGGCGAGGACGTGAAATTCCTGACCCCGGACGGCGACGGGCCGTTCACCGCCTACACCCGCACCTTCCTGCACCTGATCGCGCTGGCCTTCGGTCTCACCTATCACCAGCTCACCGGCGACCTGTCGGAGGCGAATTACAGCAGTTTGCGCGCCGGCAGCCTGGATTTCCGCCGCCTGACCGAGCAGGCGCAATGGCTGATGCTGATCCCGCGCCTGTGCCAGCCCATCTGGCGCGCCTTCCTCGCCGCCGCGGTGCTGGCCGGCAAGCTGCCCGCCGCAGCACAGGACTGCCCGGTCAAATGGACGCCGCCCCGCTTCGACCTGGTCGATCCGGGCCGCGATACAGCGGCCACCGTGGCGCAAATCCGCGCCGGCCTCGTCACCCTGCCGGAGGCGATCGCCGAGATGGGCTACGACCCCGCCGAGCAGATCGAGGAGATCGCGCAGTCCAACGCCCGCCTGGACGATGCCAAGGTGGTGCTGGACAGCGACCCCCGCCGCATCACCGCCACCGGCACCCCGAACGACGCCAAGCAGCTCGCCGCGATCGAGCTGGGCAAACCCGCCCCCGCCGCCTGACCCGGAGACCCGCCATGCCCGACGACACCATGCAGCGCCGCGACGCCCCGGTGCTCCATCGCCGCGCCCAGGTGCAGCCCAGCAGCTGGAATGCCGAGGCCCGCACCGTCGATGTCGTCTGGACCACCGGCGCCGACGTGCAGCGCCGCAGCTGGTGGAGCGACGCGGTCTGGATCGAGCGGCTCCAGGTCAGCGCCGAGGCGATCGACCTCACCCGCCTCAACGGCGGCGCGCCGGTGCTCAATGCCCACGGTTCCTACGACCTCACCGACCAGATCGGCGTGGTCGAAAGCGCCAGCATCGCCAATGGCGAGGGCCGCGCCACGCTGCGCCTGTCCGCCCGCGAGGACCTGGCCGGCCTGGTCGCCGACATTGCCGCCGGCATCATCCGCAACATCTCGGTCGGCTACACGGTCGAGAACTGGGATATCACCGCCGCCAGCGCCAGCAGCGCGGAAATCCGCACCGCCACGCGCTGGACCCCCTACGAGATCAGCTTCGTGCCGATCCCGGCCGACGCCGGCGCCCAGACCCGCGCCCACCCCGCCACCCTCGCACCCGCCACTCCCACGCCCCCGGCGCAGCGCGCCAATACCCCGGAGACTGACATGCCTGAGCACACTCCGGCGGCCCCGGCCGCCACCCCGGCCACCCAGCAGCCCGACCTCGCCGCCATCCGCGCGGAGGCGCAGGCGGCGGAGCGCGCGCGTATCGTGGAGATTCGCACGATCGCCGAGCAGGCCGGCATGCAGGATGCCTGGATCAATGAGCAGATCGCGGCCGGCACCACCCCGGACGCCGCCCGCGCCGCCGCCCTGGCCGATTTCGCGGCCCGTCGGCAGGCGCCGGTGCAGACCGCCCGCGCCCAGATCACCCGCGACGAGGGCGAGACCCGCGCCGCCGGGCTGGTCAACGCCTTCCAGCACCGCGCCGGCGTGGAGCGCGACCTCACCGATGCCGGCCGCCAGTATCGCGGCTACAGCCTGATCGACTTCGCCCGCGCGTCGCTGGAGCAGCGCGGCCAGGATACGCGCGGCATGACCCGCGCCGAGATCGCCCGCGCGGCGCTCCGCCCCTCCCTCCAGGCTCGCGACATGCCGGGCGCGCTTGCCACCGCCGACCTGCCGAACCTCCTGGCGAACACCGCCAGCAAAAGCCTGCGCGCCTCCTACGACTTGGCTCCGCGCACCTTCACCGCCTGGGCCACCCAGCGCAGCCTGCCGGACTTCAAGTCCTTCCGGGAAATCGCGCTCAGCGGCGCGCCGCAGCTGCTGCCGATCGCCGAGAACGGCGCCATCACCTTCAATTCCATCGGCGAGGGCGCGGAAACCTGGGCGCTCGCCCGCTATGGCCGCGGCATCGCCATCGGCTACGTGGCGCTGGTCAACGACGACATGTCCGGCTTCACTCGCCTGCCCGGCATGTTCGGCGCCGAGGCGGCCGCGAAGGAGAATGAGCTCGCCTACAAGGTGCTGACCGCGAACGCCAACATGGCAGACGGCAACGCACTGTTTTCCACCGCGCACGGCAATCTCGCGACCGGCGGCGGCAGCGCGCTCACCAACGACGCCGCGGGTCTGGCCGCCCTCGGCGCGCTGCAGAACAAGCTGCGTCAGCAGAAGGCCCCGGCGGTCGGCGGCGATGCCGGCCGGGTGATGAACCTGACCGGCCGTACCATGGTGCTGCCGTCGGCGCTGGAATACATCGCCAACGCGCTGTTCAGCCAGTCGGTGGTGCCCGCGACCACCGCCGCCGCCAATCCCTATCGCGGCACCTTCGGCCTGGTGGTCGAACCGCTGCTCGACGCCAGCAGCACCGCCTCCTGGTACCTGATGGCCGATCCGGCACGGGTCGATACCGTGCACTACGGCTACCTGGAAGGCGAGACCGGCCCGGTGATCATGTCGGAGGTCGATTTCGACACCGACGGCATGAAGATGAAGTGCACCCACAACTTCGCCGCCGCCGCGATCGACCATCGCGGCATGTGCAAGTCGGCCGGCTCGTAAGTAACGCCGCCTCCACTCGCTTTGGCGCGCCCCGACGGACGCGCAAGTATAGGGAACCACTATAATGGCCACCAACATCACCGGCGCCGGCCACCAGATCAACTACACGGCCACCGGCAACGTTGCCTCCGGCGCTCTGATTGTCGCCGGCCAGGCGTTCGGCATCGCGCTCATCTCCGGGGTCTCCGGAGATGTCATCCCGCTCGCGGTCGGCGTGCAGTGCACGCTGCCCAAGGCCAACGCCGCCAGCACCAGCCAGGCGTTCGGCAGCAATGTGTTTTGGGACGCAACGAACGCCCAATGCACCGTCTCGGCCACCAGCAACACGCGCATCGGTGTCGCGCTGGCGGCCGTCGCCAACACCGACACGACCGTCGCGGTGAGGCTCAATGGCTCGTTCTGAGCAGCCCGCTCCCGGCATCTCGCCGCTGGCGCCCCGTGTCAGCGGCGAGAACGTCGAGGTGCGCGGCCTGATGGTCGGCACGCCGATGTATGGCGGGCTGTGCCATGCCGGCTACCTGCACGGCATGATGCAGCTCGCCACCACCTGCCACGAGCGCAAAATCCCGCTGGCGACGGTGACCATCACCAACGAATCGCTGGTGCAGCGCGCCCGCAACACCATCGTCGCGCATTTCCTCGCCAGCACCTGCTCGCACCTGCTGTTCATTGACGCCGACATCGGCTTCTCCGCCGACGCGGTGCTGCGCCTGCTGCTGCATGATCGCGAGGTGGTCGGCGGCCTCTACCGAAAAAAGTCACTGGATCGCACCGACTTTGCCTTCAACCCGGTCGCGGGCGAGGACGGCCAGATCATCACCTGCCCGCGCACCGGTGCCATCCGCGCCGCCCATCTCGGCACCGGCTTCCTGATGATCAAGCGCAGCGTGCTGCTCAATCTGCGCTTTCACAACCCCGGCCTGCGCTACCGCATGGCCGAGGGCGACGGCGCGCCCGGCCCCTGGCGCGACGAGCTGTTCCTCGCCTTCGATTGTTTCCGTGCCGAAGATGGTACCTATCTCAGCGAAGATTATGGCTTCTGCCACCGGGCACGGCAGCTCGGCATCCATCTCTGGGCCGACCCCGGCATCGTGCTGGAGCATCACGGCACCGCCTGCTTCGCCGCCGACCCCGCGCCGATCTTCGCCCCGCGCCCGGCCGAGGCCGCCTGATGAGCGCCTTCGACCTCGCGGCCGCCACCCTGCACGCCGACCCGAATCTCTCCACCGCCGCAGACTACCGCCGGCTGCCCGGCGCCTGGACGGCGCTGCGGGTGCTGCTGTCGCAACCGGACGAGATCGCGGCCGGCCTCGGCGGCATCGGCGCCCGCGCCGGCACCCTCTCTGCCGAGGTGATCGGCGCCCATACCGGCCTCACCCCCGCGCGCGGCGATGAGCTGCGCATCGGCGCCACTCTCTACGCGGTCGAGGAGGCGCAGCGCGACGTGCTCGGCATCACCTGGCGCCTCACCCTGTCGGAGCGGCCGGAGGCGCTGCCGGATGCGCTGCTGGGCGCCATCCGCTACGACGCCTGGTATGCCCCCGGCAGCGGCGACACACTGACCGACGCCGAGGCCGCCGCCCTCTCGCCCACCCACTGGCACACCCGCGCCCCGTTCTTCGCCGGGGTCGGCGACAACGTGGCGCTGCCCACCGGCACCCAGGCCACCATCGACGCCGAGATCGACATGGCCGCCAACGCCGGCCTCGCCTTCTGGGCCTTCGTCGCCTTCCCACCGGGCGACCCGAACACCCGCGCGCTCGACCTCTACCGCGCCAGCGGCAAGCGCAGCCGCATCGGCTTCGCGATGGTCGAGCCGCTGATCAGCATCTATGCCGATGGCGCCTACACCGCCTCCACGACCCGCGACCTCGGCTACATGGCCGAGCCGGGCTACCAGCACGTCACCATCGCCGGCACTCCCCGTCCGCTGCTGATGCTCCAGGACACCGGCGACGCCGACATCGTCAGCGCCTATGGCAGCCTGGACGCCACCGCCGGCGTGCTGGCCGGTATCCGCGACCTGGCGGCCCATGCCGGCCTGCCCGATCCCTACATCGTCATCCTGGCCGCCGAGCCGGCGCGCGCCGCCCAGCTGGCCGGCTATGGCGCCGACGCCGCCGGCACCCATGCCGCCGCCAGCGCCACCCGCGAACCGGCCGCCCCCTACACCGACCTCGCCGCCGCCGCCGCGCAATGGCCACTCGACGCGCTGGCCGCCGGCGCCGCCGCGGTGGTGCCGCCGCTGACCACCGGCCAGGACCTGCGCCCGCGCATCGAGACGCCCAGCCACTGGTATGGCGCCGACAGCACCGCCGACCCCACGGTGTATTGGCAGCCCCCCACCGCTGGCGAGCTCAGCCGCCACGTTGGCGATGCCATCGCCTGGCTGCGCGCCAATGGCGACCGCGCCCCCGCGCAGATCGGCCTGATCGGCGCATGGAACGAATTCACCCGGGGTGCCTGGCTGTGCCCCACCTGGGTCGATGGCATGCCCGCCGGCGACACCAGCCGCCTCGCCGTGCTCGCCGCCAGCCTCGCCGCCAGCGGCGCCTGGCAGCCGGTCACCGTGGAGGCGCGGGAATTCGTCACATGGGGCAGTTTCAAGGTCGGCGAGGACGAACTGCTATGATCCGCACTGTAGTTTTCGCGATCCTGCTGCTGCTCGGCCTCGTCGGCCCCGGCTTCGCCGCCGACCCGTGCACGCTCACCGCCGGCAGCATCCCCACCGCCGCCGGCTGGAACGCCGCCCTCGGTTGCCGGCTCAACGCCGCGAACAACCTGTCGGACCTGCCCAGCCCGGCCGCCGCCCGCACCAATCTGGGGGTACGGACCAAAATCACCGGCACGCTAACGCTATGGGTGATCGGCGCGGCGCATGGTGGCAACGATGCAACGGCCGACGGCACCACCTTCGGCAGCGGTTTCTCGACGGTGCAAGGCGCGATCAACCGGGTCTATGCCAAATATGACACCGCCGGGCTGCTGGTGCTGATCCAGATCTATGCGCCCTACGGCCCCTATACCGGCGCCATCAACGTGACCGGCGCGCTGCCTGGTGGGGGCCAAATCTGGCTTCAGGGTGCGAGCGGCAACGCGGTGATCAACCATACCGGTGGCGACGATCTCACCGTGCAGCTTGGCGCGCAGATCCAGATTTCGAATCTCACCTTTGCCACTGCCACCAGCGGCAACTGCATTAACGTTACGGAAAATGGCCGCATCCTCGCCTATACGAACATCACCTTCGGGGCCTGTGCCAGCGGTCACATCGTGGCATCGTCTGGCGGCGAATACTATGCGCTCAATGACTATACGATCAGTGCCGGCGCGCCCTATCATGTGCATGTCAATACCGGCGGACGGATCGTATGGAACGCGATCAATATCACCGTATCGGGCACGCCGAATTTCTCCAATTACTTTGCCGGCGTCGGCGTGCTGGGAAGTATCTATGCGATCGGCACCACGATCACCGGCGGCGCCACCGGCCAGCGGTGCGTGGTGCACTACAACGGCGTGGTGCGCGCGAATCTCACCGAGGCGCAGGCCGCCACCTTCTTTCCCGGCGATCAGGACTGCCAGATCTATCAGGGCGGCGTATTCGACTTCTTGGGCGCCTCGCCCGGTCGGCGCACCCGCGCATCCGCACAGACCGGGCCGTTCACGTTGACGATACCGGCGGGCGCGCGCATCGAGGCGATCGTGATCGACAATGGCACCGCCAATGCTATCATCGGCGGCATCAATATCGGCACCAGCGCCGGCGGCGCGGACGTGGTCAGCGCGATCGCTGTGCCAGGCAACGCGCTGGTCGATGCGCCACCGGCCAAACGGGTTTTTTCCAGCGGCGCCAGCCAGACTCTGTATGTCTCGCCCGTCACCAGCTGGAATAGCACCCAGCTAGCCGTGACGGTGCTCTACAGCGACGTGCTCAGTCCATGATTACGGCAATCCGCGAGGCCGCACTCGCCGCCGTCGAATCCCGCCTGCGCCTGGCGCTGCCCGGTATCGCGGTGGAGCGCGCCCGCCGCGCCCCGGTCGATATCGACAGCGAGACCCTGCCTCGTCTGATCGTGTCGGAGGATGGCTGGCAGGGCGACGCCACCCAGTCTCCCTCGGCGCTGCACGCCACCCTCGGCATCACCGTGCAGGGCCTCGTCACCGCCGCCAGCAACCTCGCCTGCGACCAGGCACTCAGCACGCTGCACGCAAGCGTGGTGGCCGCCCTGGCCGGCTACACGCCGCCCGACAACGGCCTCGCCGACATCGCCGAGCAGGACAGCGATTTCGCGCTGTTCGACGCCGAGGACAGCCTCCGCCCCGCCGGCGAATTCACCGCGCGATTCGCGCTGCTCACCATCACGCAGGAGTAGGCCATGACCTTTCAGTTGGGCCAGGCGCTGGTCAACACCCGCGCCGGCGCCATCGTCACCGCCGCCGCCGGCGGGGAAATCCGCCTCTACAGCCAGGCCAAGCCGGCCAGTTGCGCCACCGCCGAGCCGGGCACCGCGATCGCCACCGGCACCCTGCCGGCCACCGCGCTGGCCAACACCAACGGCAGCATCGCCAAGGCCGGCACCTGGACCATCACCGGCACCGCCACCGCTGGCGCCGGCACCGACGCCGCCAGCTTCCGCGTCTACGCCAGCGACGGCACCACCTGCATCATGCAGGGCGAGGTCACCAACACCGCCGGCGCCGGGCCGTTGAAGATGAACAACGTCAACATCGCCAACGGCCAGGTCGCCACCGTCAGCACCTATGCGATCGACGACACGGATAATCTGTGATGTGGACTCTGGCCGAGTTGAAGGCGGCTGACCCCGGCGGTGATATCACCACCGCAGCGGCAACGCTAAATGCGCAGACGGTGACGCAGACCATCGACGTGCCGATCAGCACCGTCGAGGGCTACATGCTGGTCAAT